TAAAGAGAATAATACTTTGGTTTACCTGTTGAGGTAATTGTTGGACTATACTCTCTCATAAAGCTGGGATGTTTTAAATCTAAGTAATCATATGTACTACTAGATACAACTGCTAAACTCATTGGAGCCAGAAAATCAGTAGGCATCGCTAAGAACCTATTAGATAATGATCCAGTTGCTTGTACATTTTTTCTTTGATCTGTAATTTCTACCAAATTCAAAATTCTTGATTCTGATTCTTTAATAAAATTATCAAGATTATTTGTGAATGTTGTTTCACTAGATTCCAAATAATCACCAATTGCTGTTTTTAATGTGCTTAAAGTCCAACTCATGTTGTTATCGAAACCTCTCCTACACTGAATGTCGATTCAAAAGTAGTTAATTGTTTACCTAGCTTACCTAATCCAACATTAGTATATACCACAAAAAAGTTATTATCATCTGAAGTATCTACTCTTGCATCTGGTAATGGTGTTTCTTCTTTTGGTGCTGATCTAGGACTAAGCTGTGGATGCTTGGGATCAAACTGATCTGGTCCTACCATCAAACCATTCCAAGTTTTTTTCATATCGCATAAGTTATATCTGAATCCAGTTATATCGCAGATACCATATGTCGATCTTTTGTTGCTGTAGAATTTAGCCATTATGCTCTGTTATAACTTCTTAAATCAGGCTTGATTCTGTATGAGGCGCGTTCCTCGTCAGTATTCATGGCTCTCAAGAATTCTTCTTCGTAGAGTTGCTTCAAAACACCAGTCCTATCAGGTGCTCTTTTCAACGATATGTAGTAAGCCAAACCAGCAGCTAGACATGGATAAAATCGATATGGCATATCCATAGTGTTCTCTCCAGTATCAGCATCATCCATTCTAGTCAACACGTTCATTATTAAAGTATAAGTTGAAGATTTATCTGGTGCTGGATATACAGTAATTGTAGGTGTATTTTGTTTATCAACAAAATATTGATTAGGTCTTGATGTCGATCCTTTACTAGCAAGTCCAGAATACTGAGATCTACTTATTCTAGTAAGTGGTATGTCATTGTTTACGCTATTAGTTGTTTCACGAATAAATGCATCTAAAACATCTATGGGTGCTGTTGCGTTAGTGGTATCGATATTGTAAGTCACAGTATCTTTAACCATCGCTACACTTTTTGATGCTACAGTCCATTGGTTTAAACCACGATTCGACCACTCAGCAAGCATAAGATTCAAACTTCTTTGAGCTGATTTCAGATCATACCCTGTGCGCAGCTCGATTCCACATCTTTCAAATGCTTCCTCTATAAACTCACCAACATCAGGTTCAAAATTTTTACTATTCGATGTTGCCATATTACCTCACAAGTTAAGAAAGTGACTCACCAAACCCGTCTAAAAATTTGGTGAGTCAGTTTTCTAAGCATGAAACACAGTAAGCGTTCCAAATGTGCTTACAGTGTATGAAACAAATATACCTGATTCAAATAGAACACCTTCATCTGGGATTGTAATATCTCTAGTTGCTGTCGCGCTTGCAACAGTGCCTAGTTTAAATGTACTTGAACCAAGTGGAGATGTAGTTACAAAATCAAGTATGCCAGCTGTACCACTACAAACCGCATTAATGCCTCTGAATCTGGATCTACCAGCGAATATCACATCTGCACAACTTGCTGAATGTCCGATTGAAACATTTGCTGCTGGTTGTGCAGAAGCTACTGCTGCTGTGACAGTTCTAAAGAATTTAGTACCAGAGGTTGTAGTAGCTGAACCTGTTAAAGTAATAACTTCTGTTTGTGCAGAGCCATTAACATCAGTACCAGTAATAGTAACAGTTTTGCCATTATCTCCAGTACCAGCTGTAGTGCAAGTAATTATTCTTGCTGCTGTAAATGTTGCAGTACCGCCAGAAGTATCTGTTCCACCGATTGTAAAATCAGTATTTGCTTGTTCTGCTGCGGAAACACTTACATTATCAGCAGCATTGGTATCAGCAGCTATATGAACTGCTTTGACATCTGAACCAGTTATTCTAGCCATAATTTACCCCTTAATATACTGTGTATTCGATCTCAACAGTGGCTCGGAACGCAGTTAAAGCTGTATCACAGGCATCACCAGCGCACATATAAAGATTGTTACTCGCAATCGCAGCACTTATGTTTGGCTCGAATACATGAAAGTTCCCAGCAGTATCATCAAGATTTATATCAACTTCTGTTACTGAATCAGTAGCAGAAATTCTTGGGTTGAATGATGCAACACCAGCTCCCACAATTTCTGTTCCAGAAGATATAGCTGTATTAGTAGCTGTACCAGAAGTAGCACTCAATTGTAAACTTGCTAGTGAATTTGCATCACTTGCTGCTGCTGTTGTTATACCAACTACTACTTTATGGATGAAAAATTTACTAGCTGTTACTAAATCATCTGGATGATCAGCGTTAAGCTGTCCAAGTTCAACAAGTACATCTGCATCAGTATAAGTTGTAGTAGCTGCATTTGTACCAGCTAAACTTACTGCGAATGTTTGTATTTTTCTGCAACCTAAAGAAATAAGCTGTCCAGTAGAGTTTACTGAAAAACCTGTTTCAGTGATTGCACCTGTACCACTAGCTTCGTTAATTACTTTAAAACCGCCCTTGGATCGGACTGGTCCACTAAAAGTTGAATTTGCCATTATAATCACTCCTTTGTGATAAGTTTTATCGTCTTGGCTTGTCAGCTAGGTCTGTCGATAAAACAAAAAAAATTACCCTAGTCAATACATCATACTTCAAGACTAAGGTAATTGGAAGTTAGGAGTAAATTATCATGTATTCGTGCTCACAAACACCTATCATTTGTTTTTTGTACTTCTTGAGCATATCTTTTACAGCATGTTGTATTGGTATCGACCAGTTATCCATGCGATTTACGCTGTGACCAAATGAAGCATCGAACTTGTTGAAACCAGCTCCATCTTCTTCATTAGCACCATCGCAGTATCTTGCTAACAATTTAACACACTCTTGCATTGCTTTGACTACATGTGCTGGCAATGCTTTTACTTTTTTGCCTTTGTATAGCTTCTGAACTTCACCAGCATCATATGATATTTCTTCAACAATCACATTTACAAGTTCTGGATCGTCAAGACTTTTATCAGCAACTTTCTGTTTACCAACAAGCGTTTCAGCCAATTTAGCATCAATAGATCCATCAACAACAATATGTTGAACCAATACTGAATCCTTTTGTCCAATTCGATGACATCGATCTTCTGCTTGGTTCATGTTAGCTGGAACCCAATCCATCTCTGCAAAAACCACATGGCTAGATGCTGTTAATGTAATTCCTACACCAGAAGCCTGTATGCTTCCTATGAAAACATCAGCATCACCTTTCTGAAATTCGTCAATTGATACCTGTCTGGCTTTAGTTGACATATCACCAGTTAAGATCACGACTTTTTTGTCGTGTTTTTCTAAGCCTTCTTTGATACCAGCAATGACATCTTTATGATGAGCAAACACTACAACTTTGTGATCAATAGTAGAAACATGCTCAACGACATGATCAACTTTCTTCAAAGCCATTTGATGTCTAACACTAGCCATTTTATCGAAAGGTATATCATTAGATGATGTTTCTGCGATCACATCTGACCAAGTATCATATTCTTTTTCTAATTCCTGACCATAATGATCTCTACCTAGTACAATAACCTGTCTTACTTTGTCTGGTAAATCAGTTAACACATCTTTCTTTTTTCTTCTGAGCATAATGGTGGATCGCAATCTTTTTTGTAATTCTTTGAGATTGCTTGCGCCAGAAAAATCCCAAACAGTCTTGCGACCAATATTAATTTGATGTGCGCTACAGAATTTGTAAGCGTAACTAAAGAAATTACCAAATACACTTGGACTTAAATAACCAGCTATTGGTTGTAGCTCAATAGGTTTGTTTGGTATTGGTGTGCCAGTTAGTGCAACTTTTCTATCTGCTTTTATTTTCAAAGCAACTTTAGATCTGGAAGTTTTTGGGTTCTTCAGATAGTGACACTCATCAAAAATTACATATGACCAAGTTCTTGTGAGAATCTTGTCTTTGAATTTTGTAAGTAAATCGTAATTTATAATTACAATATCAGGATTTACAGGAAACTCATCTTTACCATTTTCTATTGTTTTGATATTACGATCCTGAACCAACCATGTTTTACATTCGATACCCCAGTTAATTTTTACTGAAGCTGGTACAACTATAAGAACTTTAGGTAGCTCAATTGAATTCATTAAGCCAATTGCTTGTATTGTTTTACCTAATCCCATTTCATCTGCGATCAAAGCAGATTGTTTTCTTGATAGAAACTCTATACCAGCTTTTTGGTATGGGTAATAATCCAAACCTTCTGGTGCTTTTATTTCGACATCGCTAGAGATAGCCATAGATTCTTCGATCTTTTCATTGTTATCTCTATATCTTTTACAAACCCACTGATCGTCTTCTTTAACAATAAAGATGCCAGCTTTTTTTAATTCAGATTTGCGAACACGATAGATTGCCCAAAAGTCTTGGTTATCTTTTTCTATAATTGCAGTAGAAACAAATCGCCCATCAGGTAGGGCGATTTCTTCTCCAAACTGCAAAGGTAACTTAAAAGTTTTATCTTCCATTATGCTACTACCTTTAATAATCTTTCGCCTTGTTTGTACAATTGATTAACAACTTCTTTTCTTTCTCTTAATGTCATTTTGCGAAGGTCATTTGGATCAGTGTGTAAAAAATACAAAGAATCAATAAACGCTTCATCATCCATCAATGCTTCATCACAATTAGCGTTAAAATCTATTAATGTAGCAACGCACTCATAAAATCTACCTTTGGCATATTGTTTTGCTGTTTGTTTTTGATCGTTATGTTTGATCATTTTTGTCTCCTGTTTAGTTTTAATTATTGTTTCCACATACATATAGTATCAAATGTGCAAATATTTGCAACTATTAATACAATTAATTTATATTTATTTTAGGTATAAAAAAAGGGTGCGAAAGCACCCTTTATCAGTAGTTGAGTAATAAACCCTACTGTTGGTTCAATTAAGCACCCTGTGATCCATAGATACCGCGAAAATCACTAAAGCCAAAAGAATAACGCTCTCTAGCCTTGTATCTAATGTTTCCAGTAGTGAAGTCTGGTTCCATTGAAGTTGCCATTGCAGTTCTTTGAAAGCCTTTTAGACCATCACCTTGGTCGGTTACAGAAGTTATGATGAAATAAGCATCTGGATCATTAAGATAATGATTTACAACAGTCCCACCAGAAATCATTCCAGTGTTTCTAATTGCATTGATATCGTTATCTGAAGTTCCTGTTCTTAAATCACTTGACAACAATCTGTCAGCCACAAAAACCAATTGTGGTGGAATGACAAGTTTAGAAGGCATAACACTAATTTGTAGTCCACGATCATCAGTAAATGTCGCTAGATCTACTAGGTTAGCTTCAAGACTTGTTTCATTCAAGTCAGCCATTGTTGTTGCTCTGTTAGCTTCAGTACCACCACCAGCTAATGGGTGAGCAGTATTGATTAGTGATACACCATCACCACCAGTGAAACTACTGGAAAAAGCGTTGTTCAACACAGAAGCTGCTTTGACTTCCTTAGAATGCTTCATTGAACGGGCGAGACTCTTAGTGTATCTCTTACCAAGTGAGTCGTATAAGTTATCTTCTATAGCTTCCTCGGTAAGTGCGAATGCCAAACTTACAGTGTCATGTGAATAACGCGCAGTGTATGACTCAGTTGCGTTATCAAATGATACTCCTTGACCTTCAGCTTTATCTGGCGCACCGCCAAATCCTACTAACATTACTTCTTCTTCAAACGCTTTTGCGCTGTCTTCCATTTGGAATATTTCAGAATATTCCTCACCATGTTGGTCATATTCCAGTCCGAAAAGACTGTTAAGACCGGGTTCTAGCTCCGCAGCTAGTTGGGCTCTTGAAATAGCCATAATTAAGCTCCTTTAAGCTAGACCAGCACCTTTCTGTCCCATGATGTGATTTTGTATCACACAAAGAACATTGGTGTTGGCAGACGCAACGTCTGAGTTATCGGGATCCTGAGATATATCAATTGCCTTGAGAGGCAGTCCAGCAGTAGTCGCACCTGTTGAGGTATCGAGTTCTGCATTACTTTTCCCAGAGAGAGTGCTACCTACTGGTGATTGTTCAACAATGTCGAAGTTTCCAAACAAGTCAGCGACAGGAAATGCTTCGTCTGACTGTATTTCAAAAACAACATTAGGATCATCAATCACATTGGCAACGATATCCGAAGCAGAAATACTACCCGGATAATGGTTCTTAAATATTTGCTCACCAGATGTTGGATCAGTGTAACTTACACCATTAAATACTCCAACGACAGGGACAGTTCCACTCGCAGCGTGTCTACCCAATACTCCGGCTGTTAGTTGCGTAACTAAGTCGCCTTGGAAAATTGGAGTTGTAGCACCACTGGCTATTCTGTAACGGCTTTGACCGCCAGAATAAGGAGCACCACCCATCATTCTTACTGGTTTGCAACCAAAACTGGCATCTTTATTAGCCATATTTGTTTACTCCTATGTAAAGCTACCTTTGGTTATTTTTTACCAAAAGTAACACTGGATTTTCTATTGCTATCGTACTTCACGTATCTACTATCTTTTTTGGCATCATTAAACATAGTGTTATCTAACGCTTGATTTGCGAGATGAGTTTTTTGCTCATAATGAGCATTTCTTTCACCTTTAGTTTCAACAGGAAGTTTAGCAAGTATCAATCCTTCATTATATACAACGCCAGCTAATCGCCCTTTTTCTTCGCCCATTGTTGGTAATGACCATCCAGCTGGTAATTCAGATCCTTGTACGAATTCCCAACCTTCTCTTAATCGATAAGATACATTGTTTGCATCTTCTGTACCAAGCAAAGACTGTCTAATCCACCTATACTCATATCCTTCTGGTGGTGGTGGAGTATCGAGCTTTCTTACTGGCTCCCATGGTTTTCTACGAGCTTCTTTATCGTGTGTCTCGGAATCACGATCAGTTCTTGCGTAATCTTCTAAACCTGACATATTAACTTACCTCTCTTTGTTGTGAGATTTTTTGCTTCTCTTTTGCAACTCTTTTAAACCACTCATCTTCAGACATCTTGTGTGGCTTTAAAGCTCTTAGGCGAGCCTGTTCAGACTTAGTAAATGTAACACCGCCTTTCTTTGCTTGTGTTTTTTGCCTACTTCCTACAGAAGTTGATGCAACTCTTTGCACAGTGGGTTTAGCATCATTTTTTTCGGCTGTTTTCTCAGATTCTTCCAAATTAGGAAAAACCTTACGAACTCTTGTGTCTAGCTCATTCCAATAATCATCAGTATCAGCTATGTAACCTTCATTTTCAAGCACATAATGTTGGTACATAGCATAATCAGATTCTTCTTTATGTTCTGGTTGGTTGTACCAATTGTTTCTACCTTTCCAAGCTAACGCACTATCACTAGGCTGTACTTGCTGTTGCACTTGTTGTTGTGGTGCTTGAACAGTCTGTTGTGCAACTTCTGGCTCTTGTACTTGTCTATTCTTTGCAATTCTTAACTTTTCTTTTTGTATAGACAAATCGCTTTTTAGTGTATCTGCTTTGCTCATTAAATCGGCATCGCCACTAGAGACTGCTTTTTTGTATAACTCATCTGCTTGTTGTTCTTTAGCTTGTATTGACTGTTCTTCAGCAACCAATACATTGCTAGTCAATTGGCTAGTTTTTGCTTTTAGTTGTTGGTTTTCAGCATCTTTTTGAGCTAATAATCTTTCAGCTTGCAACGCTCTTTCTTCTGCTTGTCTAGTTTTCTTATTCAGATTATTGATTCGCTTGCTTACATTTTTTGTATATTTATCAAGCTCATCATCAGAATCTACTGTAGCAGTGGTCTGACTCACTGCTGTATCATCTACAACAGTGAATGCGATTTCTTCTTCTTGTTTTTGCTCTACTTGTTCTTCACTCATAATTTATATGCTCACTATATCGTCTGGGTGCTTTATAGTTCCAATGACTTCATCATCATTAATTATACGAACTTCAGCACCATCTTCTAATTTAAACCTAGCACCAGCATACCTACTAATCAAGATCCATTGTTTTTCTTGACACCAATGCTCGCCATACTTCTTTTTGTCACTGTAGCATAAAGGTCCTTTCTTAACCACATAAGCTACTAAAGTAGCTAACGATTCTTTATCTACTGTTTCTCTGGTAAGAACAATACCACCTTTTGTTTTTCGACTTTTTCTGTATGGTAAACATAAAATTCTCCATCCAGTTGGCTGTGGCATTCTTTCTATTACACTATCTTCTACCTTTGTTGGATCCAAAACTACATCATCTGCATCAACATAAGCTGATTTCAACTCAACTTTTTCGCCCATTTTGCTCAATCCTCTATCTTTTTATAAGATTTAATAAAGTCTTGCATATTGTATAACTGATGTAGTTGTCCTGTAAAGAATTTATACTGCTCCATATCTTTAACTTGACCTGTCATCAATATATTTTGTATTGAGTCTACTTGTATCTGTATTTCTTTTCTTATGTCACTAACTAAATCAAACCCATCCATTGAATACTCCTATTTTTTCTTCGCTGGTCTACCTTTTTTCTTGGCTACTTTCTTTTTAGCTACTTTTTTCTTAGTAGCTTCTTTTTTTGGCTCCTTTGCTTTTACTTCCTCAACCACTTTTGCTTTCTTAGGTGCTTCTTCTTTTTTTGGTTTTGGGTTAGGAACCACACCACCAGATTCAATAATTTTCATTTTCTTCGCGATTCTTTCATCTGATGCTTTCTTACCAGCAAGTGCTTCTGCTTCAGCTTTTGCCCATGCTTCTTGCTCTTTTTGTCTATCTAACTTTTTTTGTTCTTTGAGTTGCCTTTGCATCTCTAATTGTATTGACGAAGCCATTTAATTTCTCCTAAATCTTTGCTCTAGTTCTAAAATTTTAAGTTCAGCTTGTTGTCTCATTCTGTCTAACCCAAGTTGTAGCTTATCGTCAGCAATAGATTTTTGCACATCTAATCTTTGTTGAGATAATTGAGCATCCATCATGTCAGACTGTTGCTGTTGTTGTTGCTTGCTTACAAACTTTTCTTGATCTAAATCAATTTCTTTATCTTTAAGCGCAAGCTCTTGTTGTCTAATGGCAACTAATGGATCGTCACCACCTGTTTGTATTGTAGATAAGAAATCATTAGTAAGTTGAGCCATAATTGGTGAGGACATCTGATCCATCATCATCTGTAACTCTTGTTGTATTTGTTCTGCTTGCTCAGGTGGTACTTGCTGTGCTTGCATTTGCAACTGAGAAATTCTTTCTTGCATCTCTGGTGGCATTTGTTGTTGAGCTACTTGTGTAGATAAAAATTGTAAATGTTGCATAACATGACTAATTATTAAAGATTGTATTTGTGGATTTTGTTGAACCACGCTAGTCAAAAATAATCCTTGGTGTGCTTGTACATGAGCTTCATGGTTTTGTTGTGGAAAAGCCTGTGCTGGTTGACCTAACAAGAAGCCAGAATTTTCTAAGCCAGCATCAACTGGTCTTGGTGTCATGTCTGGTGGTGGCTGTAATAATGACTCAACATTATCTATACCTAAAGCACCATACATTCTTTTGTATGCTTCATATATACCTAAAGGTCCATGTATCTGTGGATTAGATTGAACCATTTGCAATAATTCTTGTGCCAAAGTAATACGCTGGCTTTGACTAAAAATGTTTGGATCTGATACTGGAACCACATCAATCCTATCATCGAAATCGGTAGCTTTTATTTCTCTAGGCGCAGTTCCAGTATCGTAATTGTAAACAGGTGGTAAAAAGTCTGCGAATACATTACCTAAAAGGCTAAACTCAAGTTTTTGTGCGTAATGCAATCTTTTATGTATTGCACTCATAACTTTTGTGCCACGCTCAAGTAATGCTACAGTAGTTCCAACAGGCATAGCTTGATTCATATCACCAACATTCATATCAGCAATAGCAGCAAATCTTTTTCCTGAGTCAATAAGCAATCCTAATAACTGCATCAATACATTACTTGGTTCTTTTATAGGTAGTGGTATTAAGTTTTCACGCAAAGAACCGCCAGTAGTATCTATGTCTCTAAACTCACCGGGTTGCAGTGGATCTGCTTCATCTCTAATTCTCATACCTCTAGCTTTGAATCCAGCTGGCAAGTTACTTAAAGTTCCAGCATCTATGAGCTGTCTCAATATTGATGTCGATGCTTTACTCAATCCACCTATCATGTGTGAAAGTCCAAGACCATAAAAACCAAGACCGGGTAAGAATTTATACTGTACAAAATAATTTATTTTGTTTTTGTCAGGATCTTCTGGATTGTAATTTCTTCTGATTGCTAAGACTTTGTTCGCTTGTTCATCAATGGTTACTATGTATGGTAATTTTAGACCAGTTGATTCACCTTCTTCATCGATATCTTCATATCCTTCTAGATCTAGAATGGTATGAACCTCGTATATTGTTCTGTTTCTTTCTTCTGTATAAGATGGTGACATGCCTTGTATATCATCAATTTCATCTTGTACATCATTTGAATCTCCGTAATCACCATCAGGTATATCTACATCAGCGTAAAAACCACTTAGCTGTTGTTTTTTAATTTCGTTTCTTGACATGCTAATTACATGTGTAATTCTTTCAGCTGTAGAAATATCTGGTGCTTCATATGGAACTACAAGATCTTCTGGTGGTATAAATTTGGAAACAGCTCTTTTTAATGAAAAGTCATAGTATATTTTCTTAAATGCTGAACCAGCTAATGGTAAGAAAAATAACAATTGGTCTAGTTCTGGATCATACTCTTTCATTACATTCATGATGTAATAGTTCATAAACTCCATTACACGATCAGCTTGGCTTTCTGTCTCTGCTGTTCTAGCTCCAATTACCTGTGTTTTTACAGGTCCTTTTGCTGGCAATAATTCCTTATATGCCTGAGCTTGGAATTGAGTTACTGCTTCTGCTAAAATTGGGTGGATAACACCAGAAGAACCCTCAAATGGCTGTGATCTTGATTCATCGAACTTCATGCCAAGATACTGTAATCCATCTGTATAAGTTTTTTCCCATTCAGATCTTGAATCGAAATCACCTTGTATTGACTCTACAAGTTCTGTAGCTAATGTTCGTAAAGAACTAGAATCTAAGTTTTCAGCTAAATTTGCGTAGAAATCTTCTTCTACCATCTCTGCTTTTTCATCTAATTCTTCTTCAGTAAATATTTCATCGCCAGAAACAACAATACTAGCAGCTTCTAAAAGTTCTTCTTCTCTAGTCTTATCTGGAACAACCTCGATTTCTGAGCCTGTTTCGATTATGTCTGGATCATTCTCAGTACCTAAAACTCTTTCAACTGCCATAATATTTCCCTAATGTATTACTGTGTCTTGATCAATTTCAAATTCATCGAGACTCATTTCACTATCAATTATCATTTCTAATTCACCAACTAAAACTAATCCAGCCATTGTGCAAATCAATTTTGCTTTTTTTCTATCTATTGCAACAATATTTGGTCCAGCATGTAATTCGCCATCGTGTATATATGATGTTAGCCAAATCTTCATTACATTAATAATATACTGTTCTGTTCTTTTTTAACAATTTAACTTCATCTTTGTAATCTTCATTCAAAGAAAGAAAGCCACCTTGCCTAAATCTCATAAGAGCCATCGTCATGCTATCTACATAGTCATCATAGTCTCCATAAGGAAAACTAGCGCATTCTTCACGCACTTCATCTGCAAAAGTTTCATCAGGCATCCACACCATTCCTGACTCGAATATTGGAGCTACACTGTTCATTCTGGCAACTTTATCTTGCCCTCTTGATGGTGAATAAGCAGTAACAGGAATTCCCATTCTTCTCAATTCTTGTGTCAAAGGTGTGCCTGTTGCTTTTGCTTCTATCAAAATACAATCTGGTTCCCAATATTTGTATTCATCCCATGCTAACCTTTTCAACTCAGGAAAATCAACTCTGACTCTTTTAGCATCTAAAAGTATTATATTAGGCTGTCCATCATCCTCATGCTCGAAAATCGCCCATGTAGTGATTGCTGAATAATCAGCACTTTCTTTTTTACTAAACGCTGTATCGTAACTTTGTATTACATACTCATAAGCTGGTGGTGCATCTTCATGCCACTCTTTCCACCACTCTCTTTTTATTATAGATCCTTCTTCAGCTGTAGGATTTTGCATCCACTGAGCATTCCATTTAGCTACTGGTAACGATGCTTTTACACTCAATAATTCTTCTTTCTTCCAAAACTCACCCCACAAAGGCTTATCACTTTCTGGCATAATTGCTGGAAACTCAACTATTTCCCATTGATCTGCATGATCATCACCTTGTTTTTTCAAAAGTCTGCCAACAAGATCTTTAGTGCTCCATCTTGTCATTACTATAATAATAGTTCCACCGGGCTGTAATCGCTGACGAGGACCTGATGTGTACCATTCATATGCACTATCCATTGCTTTTGGACTCAAAGCATCTTGCTCTGAATGTGGATCATCAATAATTAGTAGATCTGCACCACGACCTGTAATTGCACCACCTACACCAGCATAGAAAGATTCACCCTCTTGGTTTGTAGTCCAACGACCAGCACTTTTGTTATCTGCTTGTAATCTTAGGTTGGGAAAAATTGTTTTAAAATCATCACTATCTATTAAGTTTCTAACCTTTCTTCCAAATCTCACTGCTAATTCTGCTGTGTGAGTACACTGAATTATTTTTAATGCACCATTCAAACCCATCATCCAAGCTGGTAAATATGTACTTGCAAACTCAGATTTAGAATGTCTGGGTGGTAAACATACAATTAATCTTTTTAACTTGCCTTGAGCTATTTTGTTAAATTTTTTTGAGATAATTTTGTGATGTCTGCCAGATATAAAAGCATCACCCCACATATATTTAACGAATGATAGAAAATCTTTGTGACAAGATTTTTGGCTTTCTAGTTGTTCATATCTATTTAAAAGAGATACTGCTTCATCCTTTTCTGCTTGAGAAAGTATATCGAAGTCTTTTAAGGATAGCTCATTCATAAAAATCGGAGATGGTAGCTAGATAGTGACAATATGGTACTACCATCTCCTCAGCAGTAATGGAGAACTGCCTAGAGTTAGTATAATTGATATATCACACATCATGCCATTCTTTTCCTTGGAATAATAA